GATTAAAAAATCAAATTGAAGAATCTATAGCATTAGAGACTGAAGAAGAAGAAGTAGCACCAATGGCAATGAGCTCGCATGAAAAGTTCAAAGAATTTGTAAAATTTTCAAAATCAAAATAAAATGAATCGTAACCTAAAATTTAACTTGGATGTAGACGCAAATGCGTTATTAGCAGCCAACCCTGAGGAATTCTACTCTAAGGCATATTTGTCTAGTCCTGATATTCCTAACAACTTCCGTACTTTACCAGGTGTGAAGTCTAAGACCAAATTAGCAAATGTTGTATTTGGTCAAGTATTGCAAGCATATAACTGTGGCTTTTCTCCTAGTACAGATGTACTTGATGCTATTGACATCGATGTATGTTCTTTAAGTGCAATGGCTGAGCTTTGTCAATTTGACCTAGAGCAATCATTTTTAGCTCTTCAAATGACTAAAGGATCTAATGGTGATTTCACTGTAGCATCTTTCATGTCATATTACTGGAATGAAATGGCAATGGTAATTGGTCAAGATATTGAGTTACTAAGATGGCAAGGTAACACTGGTGGTGGTGATCCATTATTAGAGTTATGTATGGGATACTTATTCCCAATGTTCTATGATGCGGCTATTACTGGCTTGTACGATGGTGTAGTAACTACATCAAATGTATTGACAGTTATGGAATCTGTATTGAATGCGGCTCCTAATGCAATTGTACGAAGAAAATCTGACTTAAGATTTTATGTATCTACCAATGTAGCTAATGCTTACGAATTGAAAGCGGCACAAGGTAACACGCAGACTTTCGTTACTTTACCTTTAGGATTGACTTTCTTAGGTATCAATGTAGTGACTTGTGAAGGTATGCCTGATAACACAATCTTGTTGACTTTGAAAAACAACCTTATCTACTCATTTGATGCTGAAGGTGATTCTAAAGCGTTGAAAGCAATTAACTTATCTGATTCAATTGCTGAGCCAGTGTTGAGAACTCGTGCTAACATGAAGGTAGGTTTCCATTACACAAACCCATCTGAGATAGTGTTGTACAACGAATTCTACATCTAAGACATATAAGGGAGGTGGTAACATCTCCCTATTTTTTAACTTTAAAATATAAGAAAATATGTGTGATGCACTTCAAACCATTCAAAAAAGTTGTGACAACAACACTGGTGGTATTTACAAATTTTACGTCAACCTACAAGATAATGTAGACATGACAACCTTGTCAGTTGACCCAGCTAATGACTACCTAATTGACACACTTGACTTAGTAGGTGGAGCTGATCCATTCATTGAGTTTGAGTTCAGACGCAACACTTCAGGCTACACAGAAGACTCAAACATTGACCTAATCAATGGCTCTTCATTTGTAACTCAGACAATTAACTTAATGTTTCACAGAAGAGAGTCAATCAAGTCTAGTGCTATCAAGGTGTTAGGCTCAGGCCAACAATACTTAAGTGGCATTGTTCAAGATGCAAATGGCTTGTACTGGTTCTTTCCATTCTTGCAGTTGACTGCTACTGGTGAAGGCTCAGGAACAGCTAGAGCTGATGGTTCTAAGTACAGTGTAACATTGCTTGCAGAAAATGAGTTTTTGGCTTACCAAATGGAAGAGTCAGTAGTGACTGCTTTATTAGTATAGTATTCTTCTCCATAGATAAAGAGGCCTTGCAGAAATGTAAGGCTTTTTTTTTAATTAAAAAATTTACTCAGTACAATATAGGTATGATTTATCTTGAAAAAGACTCAACCAATAGCTTTGTTCTGACCTTAACTGAGGTCACAACACTATCAAATGCTTATTATTTATTTGAGTTCGAAGAAGAATTTAACACAACAGCTGACCCTATCTATTGGGAGGGGACAGATACTTCACTGTGGCCATCAAGATTTAACCTATTTACCATCATTGAGCCAGCTGATATTGACTTCATAAAAGGTCAGTACAGATACAAGGTCTATGAGAGCTCAGCTCCTACACTTGACCCTACTGGATTGACAATGATAGAAGAAGGTAGGCTTGTAGTGGCTGGTGCAATTATTAACTCAATTTATGACTAATGGCTTGGTATAGCAGATTCATAGGCTCTAAGCCTCAGACAACAACAGAAGTAGTAGAAGGCTATCAGTCTTTCTCTACACCATTTGGTAGAGTAGGTGATGCTAACTTGTCACTCCCTTATATCAATGGTAGGTATCAGATAGCTGGATACATTCCATTTGGTCAGGATAACATGTTCCCTGAGCTACTCAACCAGCTTTACTATACATCACCTTTACATGGTGCTATTGTAGACTTTAAGACCAACTCAGCAGTTGGTGGTGGCTACACTCTTAAGAGTGAAGGAATGACCAATGAGGACAAGTTAAAGCTCTACACATTTGAGAAGAAAATTAAACTTGGAAAGGTAGAGAGAGCAATTGCTCAGCAGTTAACTGTACATCATAGAGTATACTTCAAGTTGTGCTACAATGCAAAAAGAGAGCTGTACAAGATATACAATGTATCACCTGAGAAGGTAAGAATAGCTAGAGATAAGCAGACATATTTTTTATGTGATGATTGGTCAGCTAGAATTGACATAACTAGTATAAAAAGATACCATCCTACCAATAGTGACCTTGAGCAGTTGTATGTGTATGAAATCATGACACTAGGTCAAGAGTGGTATCCACTACCACAATACACCAGTGCTCTAAATTTTGCTTTCCTTAGTGGAGAGTTGAGCTATTTCGCAAAGTCAAACATTCAAAATAGTGTCTTTCCTTCATTTGCAATGATGTTCCCTAAAAGACCACAGTCAGAAGAGGAGAAGTCAATGATCAAGCACACAATTGATAGGTTAAAAGGTGCAGCTAACGCTGGTAAGGCAGTTGCATTCTTTGCTAACTCAGCTGATCAACTACCAAAGATTGAATCTTTACCTACAAATGGCAATGATAAGCTATTTCACGAGGCCTCAGCATTGAACACAGAACAGATATGTTTTGCTCACACAATTGACCCTATCCTTATGGGTGTCAGAACTACTGGCTCACTAGGTGGTGGAGCTGATATTAAACAAGCCTATGTCATCTTTGAGAAAAATGTAGTGATGCCATTAAGATATCAAGTAGAGGAGATAGTAAATGAGCTATTGGAGATTGCTAAGATACCGGGTGAATACACTATCAACAATTTTCAAATTATCAATGAGACTATTGTGGAGATTGAAGGTGATGCTAGTAAGACAGCTGATGCAATCAACTCACTTAGTCCATTAGTAGCTACAAAAGTACTCAATGCAATGACTCCAAATGAAGTTCGCTCACTTGCATCCTTACCTCCTATTGAAGGTGGTGATGTAATACCAATTGAAACACCAGCACTATGATCTACTTTATAACTGAGACCTATCTAAAGGTCAACACACCAATAACAGCGAATGTAGATGTAACAGATGTTACTCCATACATAGCTACTCAGGCACAGCTTAGAGTTATGCCTATCTTAGGGACTACATATTATAATTATCTACTTGCTGCATACAATGCTCAGACACTTACTAATGATGAGGAGACACTTGTAACCTTCATTCAGCCAGTAATAGCTTGGAGAAGTGCTGAGGATGCTATTTTTGGATTGACTTATCAACTTAAGAACAAAGGATTACAGACTCAGTTCGGTGATTTCTCAGCATCAGTGAGTAGAAGCGAGGTAGCATTCGGTATGGAGCACTATGCACAGAAGGCTTCGTTTTATGAGCAGAGACTTATCAGATACTTGATAGCTAACAAAGACCTTTATCCTGGCTTTACAGACCCTACTAACCGAGACACTGACCTTCGACCAATGATAGACCAATGCTCTTGCAATTGTGTTGGTCAATGTCATAGTGGATGTCCTTGTGGAGGGATGCGAGAAAATGGTTATAATAATTCAATACTTATTTTGTGATGGGATTCAACGAGACAGCATTTACAATTATCACAGTTCTACTATCAGCTATAGGCTACTTTCTTAAAGGTGTGCATAGTGAGATAAAGGCTGTGGTAGATGAGCAAAAAAAAATAATCAGTGATGTTGGGACACTTAGAGGCAAGATTGATCTAGTAGACAATGAAGCGAGATTCAGAAGTGACTCAATTGAGAAAATGACACAGCTTGAAATCAAGCATCTAGCTGAGCACATCAGTGAGTTGACTCAGTCAGTGAAAAAACTAATTGAAATACAGTTAATAAAATGACACTTAAAGATAGATGGTGTGCCAAAACACCTAATTTTTGGCTAAGAGTTCGCAATTTATCAATAACTATTGGTACTATTGGAGCTGTATTATTGACTTCACCATTCACACTACCTACTATGGTGATAGAAATGGCTGGCTACTTAATAACAATTGGCACAGTAGGAGCTACACTTTCACAGTTGACAGTTCAAAAATGATGTTTATCATGGGTGCTGTATGTGGAGTGATTTTAGGTATAATTGTAATCTATTACTATGAGATATAATTGGCTAGAAGAGGAGAAATCTCCTAGAATCTTAGTGCAAGCTGTCAAACTTATTGGCACTAAGGAGATAGTAGGTAAAGACCACAATCCTGTAATCTTAGATTGGGCTAGAGAGCTTGGACTTAAGATGTATACTAATGATGAAATCCCCTGGTGTGGCCTATTCATTGCTTACTGTGCTCACAAGGCTGGTGTTGAGGTAGTAGATGCACCATTGTGGGCATTGAACTGGGCAAAGTATGGTACACATGTCAATCAACCAATGCTAGGTGATGTGCTAACATTTAAGAGAGATGGTGGTGGTCACGTTGGCATCTATGTTGGTGAGGATAGAACACACTATCACATCATTGGTGGTAATCAAGGCAACCAGGTGAACATCATGAGAATTGCTAAGACTAGACTTCACCAAGCTAGAAGAACAGCGTGGAAAATAGCACAGCCAGCTAATGTAAGAGTAATAAAATTAGAGAGTCAAGGAACAATAAGCACAAACGAAGCATAATGAAAGAGCCAAAGAAAAAAAAAGACATCAATATCAACATTGACACTAAGAATGTTGACATTAAAGTAACACGCAAAGATGGTGTTACAGACGTTAAAGTGGACACTGAGAAGGTAGACGTAGACTTTCACAAAGATAGTGACTCTAAAGAGCTAAAAGTGGATACTGAGAAGGTAGACGTACAAGTCAACAATGGTGAGGTGAATGTAGATGTAAATGAGCAGTCAGGCTTTGTAGGTAAGTTGATAAAATTCTTACTTAGAAGAAAAAAATAAGTATATTTGTACCGCATGTATATTGTTTGGTTACAATAACACCTAAGAGGGATGATCTAGAGATAGTTTATCCCTTTTTTTATGCAATCAAATGTTAAAAAATGTTAATTAATTTGCATAAATGAAAATAGTTATTAACTTTACTTCATAATTAATAACACAAAAAAACAAATATTATGACAACTGAAAAATATCAAATAATAAAAATCAATGCTACAGCTTGTTTATGGATTTTTAATGATTATCAAATTCAATTAGTAGCTTGTCACATAAGCAACACAAGACCAAAACAATTTGAAGATAATTTTGGTAATTTATATTATAGCAATGAACTAACAAATTTTATTCATAACAATCAAAACTAAAATCATGGCTGGAACAATCGTTTATTTATTAGTGCTTTATAGCATAGTAGCAACAATCAAAATTTTAACCCTTAAATCAAAGTAACATGCAAAATTTAATTAATCACATCATTGAACAAGAAAAACATTGCTGGGACATGTACCTATTTGCAATGAGTCAGTATGGTAAAGAGTCTGAGTCAACAATCATGTGGAGGTCTAAGTGGCACACTCTATCAGAAATGATAAAAGAGTTCAACTTGACTGCTCCCACTAGAAGAAACCTGAGCACATTCAAGCACAAAAAGTATTCAACTGTTAAAACTTGTGAGCTATGATTTGTCCTGACTGCAATGGATATGGAGTAGTTGAGGTACACTACTGCACATTTGGAAATGAAATTCACTACACTGAAGAGGAGTGTGGATGTAATAATGGAGAAATTGAAGAGCATGAATTTAGCTGATATTGAGTCCTACTGGACTAAGAGAGGTCACTTTGACATACAACTATACATTAACTACTTAAGAGCAAAAAATGAAAACATACAGAGTCACAATGAAAGACAAGTCCTTCAAGATAGTGAAGGCATACAATCAACATCATGCCATTCTCCTAGTGGACAGATGGCCAGTATTAATACTAAAAATTGAGGAGCTATGAAAGCAACACACAGAATATGGTTAGAGGACTCAGTAGAAGAGCTAGGTGGTTTTTGGTGGTATTGCTACCTTGACAACAATGGATGCCTACAAGATGAGAAGTATCCTGATGATGAGCCTGATACACCACAATGGTATATTAATAATGGTTATAAAGTAGAGGAGCTATGAATCAATTTAAAATGTACAGATGTATCAAGTT